TCGTATGACCACGGGTTTAAGTTACGATGGTTCCGTTTCTGGAACTACCAGTTACATTACGCAGATCTCAGACATGGCGGTTGTCGAACCGACAAACTCCGTATTTCTCGAGATTTTGCCACAAATGATCACATATGCGGAGAACCGCATTTATCGTGATATTGATCTGCTATCGACACAAGTTCCTCGTACTTATACCTGCACGGCTGGCAACAACGTCCTATCCGTCCCAACGGGGGACTTCATCACAGTGCAAACTGTGGCGGTCAATACATCAGGAAGTTCTTATAAACCGCTTTTGCCCGTTACCAAAGAATACATTCGCAATGTGTTTGATGACCCAACTGCTACAGGTATCCCTAAAGTTTTTGCAATGTACGGTGGCGATCTAGCAACCTATGGACAAACCAACGACAATATTGAACTGGGGCCTGCGCCTGCTTCTGCCTATACGGTTCGCGTTACTGGTACGGTTCGCCCTCCGAGCATGTCTGCGACCAATCTTACCACATTTGTGAGCACCTATCTTCCTGATCTGCTCATCATGGCAAGCATGATCTACATCAGCGCATATCAGCGCAACTTTGGTCGGGCAAACGATGACCCGCAGATGGCAGTGACATATGAAAGTCAGTACAACGCTTTGCTGAAGGGCGCGGTTGTTGAAGAGGCGCGTAAGAAGTTCCAAGCGGCTGGGTGGACGGCATATTCGCCATCTCAGGTCGCAACACCGACACGGGGATAACCCATGCCTCATGCCGCGTTTCAAATTCTCCCCGGTGTTGACCAAAACAAAACACCTGCCCTTAATCAGGCCGCGATATCAACTAGTCAGCTTGTCCGATTTGTGCCAGACCGCACACTGGGCGGGCTTGTGCAAAAATTAGGCGGTTGGACGCAATATATTTCGACATCGATTGGTTCGATCGTACGCGCCCTTTGGGCATGGGAAGACACCAACGCTAACTCGTATCTTTCCATTGGAGCGGAAGGAAAGGCCCCGTTACATGTAACAGGGGCAAGCGGCACAGGATCTGTCGTGACGCTGACCTATACAGGGCCATCATCGTTTGTTGTTGGGTTCCACATTACCGTTACTGGCATGAACCCATCGGCCTACAACGGCACATATGCTATCACAGCAACGACAAACACCTCGGTATCGTTTGCCAGCACGACAACGTCTGCTTTTGTATCGGGCGGCTTGATCTATGGCGGTGGTGGGTCTCTGCTGGTTGCAACCAATAACGGGCTGACCGATATCACGCCACAAACAATCACTGGCAATGTCTCAGTCAGTTTTGGTACAACAAGCGGGTCTAACAAGGTTCTCGTTACCATCACCGGTAGCAATGCACAAAATGTTGATTCCGTGGATATCCAGACGCAGGTGAGTGTCGGCGGTATTGTGCTGTTTGGTCTGTATCAATGCTATGCAAATACGTCGAATGATTTTTACATCTATGCTGTAGACGCATTTGGCGCACCGCAAAACGCATCCACGACAACAACGGGTGGCGTGGTTCCAAGTTATGCAACAACAACTGCAAGCAGCTCTGTGACAGTCACGCTGGCCAACCACGGCTATCAGATAGGCGATACATTTCCTGCTCTTGTCGCAACGACAGTTGGCGGCGTGACAATTTACGGAAATTATACAGTTTTAACTGCGCCAACGACCAGCACGTTTACGATCCAAGCGACCACATTGGCCACCTCATCTACTAGTGGGTCTGAAAATGGAGGGTTACTACACTACACCCTATATCGCGGCATCGGCTCGACTTATGGAGCGGGCGGGTATGGCGTTGGCGGATATGGTCGCGGTGGGTATGGGACAGGTACAGGTGCAATTAATTCCAGCATCACCGGGACCCCGATTAATACGATTGATTGGAGCTTGGACAATTGGGGGCAGGTGCTAATTGCAAACCCATTAAATGGTCCAATTTATTCGTGGAACCCAACAACTGGGGACCTGATTGCTGGTGTTATACCGCAAGCACCCACCGTCAATGCCGGTTGTTTTGTCGCCATGCCCCAGAGGCAGATTGTTGCGTATGGAAGCACTTATACTGGCATTCAAGATCCGCTTCTCATCCGCTGGTGCGATGTAGAGAATTATAACCAGTGGACAGCCTTGATCACCAACCAAGCGGGTTCATTCCGTATTCCAAAGGGGTCTAGAATTGTTCAAGGCATTCAAGGGCCACAGCAGGGCCTAATCTGGACTGATCTGGGCCTATGGGCGATGCAGTATGCTGGCCCCCCGTATGTGTACCAATTCAACGAGCTGGGCAACGGGTGCGGGTTGATTGCTCGTAAAGCGGCAGGTTCTATCAATGGTGCCATCTATTGGATGGGTCAGTCACAGTTTTATAGGTTAAGCGGAAACGGTGTTGAACCGATCCGTTGCCCAATATGGGATGTGATTTTCCAAGACCTTGATATGGCAAACAAAGAGAAAATCCGTTTTGCGGCCAATTCTCGGTTTGGGGAAGTCACATGGTATTACCCAACCAAGGGCGGCAATGGCGAAATTACCTCATATGCGAAATACAACATCCTGCTGGATGCGTGGGACTTTGGGCAGTTAGCACGAACGGCATGGATCAATGAATCTGTGCTTGGCCCTCCGATCGGGGCCGGCACTGATACAATTATTTACCAGCACGAAACATCATCTGATGCGGCTGGCCAGCCCATGGATTCCTATTTCCAAACGGGTTACTTCACGCTAACTGAAGCAGATGTGAAAATGTTTGTTGATCAGATCTGGCCCGACATGAAATGGGGTTATTACAACGGCACTCAAAGTGCAAACGTGCTTTTGACATTCTATGTCACCGATTATGCTGGGCAAACACCCAAGGCATATGGGCCGTTTACAATGACACAGGCAACGACATTCATAACGCCTAGGTTCCGTGGCCGTCTTGTTTCTGTTAAGATTGAAAGCAATGACATTGGGTCATTTTGGCGGCTGGGCCAAATCAGGTATCGCGTCCAGCAAGATGGAAAATACTGATGGCAAGTTTAGATGATATCTTGTCGGCGCAAAAAAATGGTGTTGTTGCCATTAACGGCGTTTTGCAGTCAAATTTGCGTGGACAGGGTACAGCAACAAGCGCGACAGTCACGGCAGATACGCTTGTTATTTCTGGCAAGGGTTATCTTTCCGCGTATACCGTGACCGTTGCCGGCGTAACTGCCGGGGGAATTTACAACGCAAACTCTGTTGCAAACGCTGTAGCGGGCAATCAGTTGGTCGTAGTTCCCGCAACCGTGGGCTTCACCAAAGTTGGACATGCGTTCAACAACGGTTTGGTCATCAAGGTTGGATCTGGGCAATCGATCAATATTACCTATTACGCTGGAGGTTGAGATGCCGCTGAAAAAGGGTAAATCAAAAAAGGCAATCAGCTCTAACATCAGCGAGTTGATGCACACAGGCCGTCCACAAAAGCAGGCGGTGGCGATCGCATTGAGCACCGCCCGCAAGGTTCGTGCTTATGGCGGTCGTATGGCCTTTGCAAACAAGGGCAAGGTTCCTGCACCAGAAAGCATCCCACCAGAGGATGAGATCATCTTTGGGTTGGCGCAAGGCCGCGTTGCTCTGCCGCGTGAACGGTTCCCAGATCAGGAAACTTACCAGCGGTATTTGGGATACAGAAAACAGTTTGCCACAGAAGGTGCTCCTGAAAAAAGTTGGTGGGATACCCCTGTAACAAAAGAAGATTTGTTCAGGACACCATCTTTCAAAAGAGACAAAACTTTGGGGCAAGCAGATTTGCAAGACCCTAGCATTCCTGTTCGCATGTACGAGGGGGCAACTCCAGAGGGTGGTCCTTCTGGAATTAAAGAACCTGCCACGCCTATCAAAGATGCCATTCGTCGGTTTTTAGTTGAGCAACCAAAAACAAACAAGTTGTTGAGCGGTATCAGCGAAAAATCTGCTAGGGAGAATGATCCTAATATCCCTATGACTGGTGCAGATCCCTATGCCGGCACAATGAAAAAACCCGCGTGGGCCAGCGAAACTTACAATCCCCTCAGTCAACGTGATGAGCCCATGGTCGTGCCTCAGACAGGGCCTGAAGACCCGTATGCTATGGCCCCATACGATCGTGCGGCGGCAAATGCATATTCTCCCAATGTCCTTAGCGCAGTTGAGGGGTCAGGCGACTTCACCTATGGGCGGAGAGCTGTTGTCCCACAGTCTGTGGATATCAATAGGGCGGTAGAAGATTATCCAGACCCCACTTTCTCCCGCAAAGCACTTGTTGCTTCACCTATGGCGGGGGTCGGTGGGGCAGGTGGTGCCGGTCGAGCGCAAACGCAAGCATCTACTGCGGCAGCCGCCCAACCTAGAATGACCTATTTCTATGACCCCGGCGATGGCGGTGCTATCCGTCCTATGGGAGAAAACTTGCCGAAAGGCATGGCAGCAGGCACCCAGCAGGGCGGTGGGTATATTTTTGGGTCTGCTCCCGCAACCAAATCTATTTTTTCTGATTTTGGCGGAGACGAACAACAGCCTCGCAAAAAAGGTGGTCGTGTTGACAAGAAACGCGGCAAGTATGCCCATGGTGGACCGCCTGACGCAATTTCATCGGCAATGAAAAAATCAGAAGTTGGGCCTGTTTCCTACTTTGGAAATGCCCCTGCCGCGTCTGAAAAAGTGCATGTTGGGCCTATTCACAGCCCTGTGGCCGGTCGCACTGATCACCTACCAGTGCATGTTCAGTCTGGTGCTTACGTCATTCCTGCCGATATCATCTCGGCGATGGGGGAAGGCAACACCATGGCGGGGTTCAAGGTCGCTAACACGATCTTCTCTAAGA